ACTCAACGATCTCGACGGAAATCAATAACGTTACAGACGGATCAGAAGCAGGTAGCTTAATACTTAGGGCAGCGTCTGGTGGTGGTTCAGCCCAAAATGATGCACAAACTGGTTTAGAAATATATGGAAATGCTTCAGGTCATATAGTGACTAAAATTGAAAACCATGATGGTGCAAACTCTGGTCTTATGTTAGGCTCTACTTTAGTTACTTCTACAGCTGATGAGCTCAACTTGCTTGATGGTGTCACAGCAGGCACAGTTTCAGCCTCAAAGGCGCTGGTTGTAGATGCTAATAAAGATTTAGGTACACTTAGAAATCTTACAATTGATGGCGTTTTTACTGATGGTAACTATACTTTTGATACAAGTGGTAATGTAAGTGGACTAGGTACTGTAGGCTGTGGTGTTATAACATCAACAGGAACATCAACATTTTCAGGTGGAATAACTCCTGCTTCTGCTGATGGTGCTGCATTAGGATCAGCTTCCGCAGAGTGGTCAGACTTATATCTCGCGTTAGGCGGTCAAATACTTTTTGGAAACAATCAAAAAGTAACTGTTACGCATGAAGAAAACAAAGGCTTGAAGCTTAAAAACGTAAATGTTGGCGACAACAATCCTTTTACTTTGACATTACAAACAGGTGAAACTGATATTCAGTCTGATGACGTTATTGGTAAAATCGACTTCCAAGCCCCTGATGAAGGCACTGGTACTGATGCTATTTTGGTTTGTGCTGGAATTGAAGCAGTTTCTGAAGGTGACTTTAGTGCTTCTAATAACGCAACTAAGCTTTCATTCAAGACTGCAGCAAGCGAAGTTGCTGCAGAGAAGATGAGCTTAAGTAGCACAGGTGAGCTTAAAATTTTAGGTGATCTCGTTCTTGACGACGGCGGATCTATTAAGGAAGCTGGCGGAACTGCTGCATTAACCATTGATGCAAGCGGTAACGTTACAAAGATTGGCCAAGATTCTCCTTCAAGTGGTCAATTCCTAAAGTGGGACGGATCAAAGGCAGTTTGGGACGCAGCTTCAGGTGGTGGCGGATCACAATTACCTCCAGAAGTAAAAACAGTTTCATCAGCATCAACTCTTTCTTTGACACCTTCAAATTCTTCAACGTATAACTCAATTGAAGTAATTTATACCGCAACAGGATCAAGTGCTTATACAGTTACTTTACCGACAGCTGCAAGTATTGAAGGAAAGAAAATCCATGTCAAGAGACTTGCAACTGCTAATATTACGGTTGACGGTGATGGCTCAGAAACAATTGACGGTTCAGCAACATTTGTGCTAACATCACAATACAGCTCAGTAACACTCATTTCAGACGGAACAAACTGGTTAATTATTTAATATTAGTCAATTAAGTTATAAAACAGATTTCTCTTTTATATAATATAATTGAAAGAGAGGTCTGTAATGACTATGTTAAAAGAACACGTGTCTTATTCAGAAATAAGACAGTGGAAAGAATGTCCTTGGAGGCATAAGCTCTTATATGTAGATAAGATGAAAACATATGAAGAAAGCCCGCATTTACATTATGGAACAATAGTCCATGATGCATGCGAGCACTTCTTGAAAACTAAAGAACTAAGTATCGAGATATTAAAGGTAAAAATAAAAGAGGCATGGGAAGAGCATGGTTTTGACTCAGATGACTTTATACAGCTTCAGACACAAAAATCACAACTTCAAGGCTGGAAATACAAGCATAATAAAATAACAGACTGGATTAAGTGGGGTGAAACTAGTCTTTTATCACTACCTGGCTTTTTAAACAATATGTTTCCTGGCTGGGAGCTCGTCTCAGCAGAGGATATGTTATATGAAGAAATAGAAAGCATTGAAACTAAATTTAAAGGTTACATTGATTGCATAATTAAAGTTCCGTATAAAAATAGATTTAAATACTGGATAATAGACTGGAAAACAGCCTCTGGAAGAGGATGGCCTATAGAAAAGCAAAGAGACTTTTTGGTTCAAGCCCAGGTTGTTTTGTATAAACATTTTTGGGGAACAAAAAACAAAATAAACATGAAAGACATTCAATGTGCATTTGTTTTGTTGAAAAAAGTAAAAACTATAGGAAAGTCTTGCCAATTAATAAAAGTTTCTAGTGGTCCAGTTACTTTGGAAAAATCAAAAAAACTAGTTAGATCTATGATTAAAACAGTTGAAAGAGAAAGATATCTTAAAAATAGAAACTCTTGTAAATTTTGTGAATTTAAAAATACAGAATATTGTAGATAGGAGGATAATTGAAAAAAAGAATTTTAATGATATCAGATCATGCTTTGTCTTTAAGCGGTGTAGGGGTTCAGACTAGATTTTTAATAGAAGGTCTTATAGGAACTAACAAGTATTCTTTTATACAGTTAGGTGGTGCTGTTAGACATGATAATTACGACGTGTTGAAAATTAACGATGATTTTATTATTAAACCTATAGACGGTTTTGGAAATAAAAATATACTAAGATCAATATTACTTAATGACAAACCAGATGCTATCATAATATTTACTGATCCTAGATTTTTTACTTGGTTATTTAAAATGGAAGATGAAATAAGGCAAGTATGTCCTATTTTGTGGTGGCACGTATGGGATAATAGGCCTACTCCTAGATTTAATGATTGGATGTATGAGTCTGTAGACGCCATTAATTGTCACTCATACTTAACTTATTTAATGTGCAAAGAAAATTTTCCTAAAAAGTCTAGATTTATACCACATGCTATTCCAGAAAATATTTATTATAGACTACCTAGTAATAAGATACTAAAAAATAAAAAAAGAATTCTAGGGGAAAATAGAAAAGATAGATTTGTATGCCTTTGGATTAACAGAAACTGTAAAAGAAAAAGGCCCGGAGATATTATTTATTCATGGAAACTTTTTATCGAAAAGTTATCTATAAATAACAACAAGCCGCTTCTTATAATGCACACAAATCCATATGATAATGCAGGTATTAACCTTGTAGAATTGGCAAAAAGCCTAAACGTGTTAGATACTGTTTCGTTTTCAACAGAAAAACTTGATTTTGAACACATGAATATATTGCACAACATTTCAGATGTTAATATTAATATTTCTTTTAACGAAGGCTTTGGGCTAACGACATTAGAAGCAATGATGACAGGTACACCTATAATTGCAAATAAAACTGGAGGCCTTTATAGACAAGTAATTGATTATAAAGACAATACTGAAAACGGTATTGGTTTAGACCCTGAGCTTAAATGCTTAGTAGGCTCTCAGGAAATACCTTATATTTTCGAGGATTATGTAAGTAACGAAACTGTTGCTGATGCTTTATATAAATTTTACAACTTAAGTGCTAAAACAAAAGGCTTTCTAAGAAAAAAAGTAGAATTATATGCAAAGTCAGCGTTTAACTATAAAGAAACAGTTAAATTATGGGACAGTTCTCTAGAAAATACAATTAAAAAATTTAATAGAAATAAAGAAAACATAGAGGCTGAGTACTTATGAAAAAAGTTTTAATTGTAGGCCCGTTAATGTCAAATTCAGGATATGGAGTTCACTCTAGACAAGTATTTAATGCTCTTTTTCAAAGAAAAAATATAGATTTATACGTAAAAGTTACTGGAGGTGACTCGTGGCTTTTGAAAGGTAAAGATATTGAAAACATCCTAAATTTAAGCAAAAAAAGCAATCAACAGGAATTTGATGAATCATATCAAATAGGCATACCAAGTAATTGGAATAATATTGCAAAAAAAAATATAGGTATAACAGCGGGATTTGAGTCAAATATTGTAAAAAGTTCATGGTTAGACAATATAAACGCTATGGATGCAATAATAGTACCCTCAGAGTTTACGAGATTGTCTTTCGTTAACGCTTCAAAGCGATACAGTAAAAATATATTAACAAGTATTAAAGTAATAAACGAGTGGTATTATAGTGATATTGATATAATGTCTAATTTCAGTAGCTTTGTAAAAAATTTAAAGTACAAAAAAAACATTCTTTTAGTTGGAAAATTATCAAATATTAGCAACGTTGCAGATAGAAAAAATACTATAAAAACCTTGTTATGCTGCTTAGACTTTGTAAAAGACAAAAAAATAGGTGTAATATTAAAAGCTAGTATTAATAGTGACTCTGTAAGTGACAAAGAAAAATTAAAAACATTTATTAAAAATAATGTTCCAGAAAAGCTTTTAAAAAATAAACTTTCTATAATTGTAAAAAGCTTGACAAAAAGTCAAATGATTAAATTGTATTCAGATAAAAAAGTTTCTTGCTTTGTTTCTGGGACAAGAGGGGAAGGTTTTGGCTTGCCTTTTTTAGAATCAGCAAGTCTAGGGTTGCCAATTATAGCAACAGACTATTCTGCATATAAAGAATTTTTAGAAAATGATTTTTTAAAAGTAGAATATGACTTAAAAGATATCGGTTTTATTGATAAAACTTTTATTGACGAAGACTCGAGTCCAGTCTGGGCTGAATTTAGAAGTTCTAGTTTAAAGCAAAATTTAGATTTGTTTTTTAAAAATACTACAAAGTACAAGTTAGTTGCAAAAAAAAGGCAAAAAATAATTAAACAAAAGCTTTGCAAGAGAAATATAATAGGTAAATATAATATCTTTTTTGAGAGTTTAGAATGATTGCTTTAGTATCAGTTTTATCTATTCTTTTGCTATTTTTTATATATTTTAGTATTAAATTTGCTTTAGTAATATTGAAAATGCAAGAAGTAATAGAGGATTCGCTTGATTTAATTGACGAAAAATACAAAAAAATATCTGATATACATAATATCCCAGTTTTTTTTGATAGTCCAGAAATTAGAAGGCTTTTAAGAGAAATTGAAGATACTAAATATATTATATTAGATATTGCAAGAAATCTTTCTTTGGCAACTTCAAATAATAAAGAAGATGAAGAGAATAATGAGGTCAATAATATTGAGTAAAAATAAAAGCCAAATAAAGATTTTAGAAAATAAAAGTCAATCAGATAAAAAGACTTTAAAAGTTAAAAGAGTTAATAAAAAACCGCAGAATAAGCCATTAAAAAAAAAGTCACAAACAAAAGAAAAAGTCAAAAAGAAAAAGACCAGATATTATTTTACAAAAGAAACTCAACAGAAAATAATAGAATATCAAAATTCATCTAGAAAAGTCCAGAAAGATAGGCTTTATCAATACCATATTCTTCCTGCTTTTCAAGAATTAGTAAATAGCTTGGTTGCAGTTTATGGATTTAAGTCATCTAATGAAGATTTAAATCATTTAAAATCAGATTGTGTTACGTTTTTATTTGAGACAATACACAAGTGGAAGCCTGAAAACGGTACTAAAGCATTTTCATATTTTAACGTAGTAGCTAAAAATTGGTTAACGATACATTCTAGAAGGTTGTTAAAAAATTCTAGAAGAAGTGTGTCTTTTGAAGCACCAGAAGAGTTTACTTTTTTAGAAAAGACAAAGCTTTCTGAAATTGAGATTGATGACTCTTATGAAGAAAAGATAAGAAAAAATGAGCAGCCTAAAACTGTAAAGAAAATAATAGAATTTATTAGAGAACAAGTAAAAGATGAAAGAGATAAGAAGTGTATTGATGCAATATTTCAAGTTTTTGATAATGTTGACAATTTAGATTACTTAAATAAAAGAGCTGTTTTTGTTTATCTGCGAGAAATATCTGGTTTAAACAGCACAGAACTTAGTTCTTCTTTGTCTAATATTAGAAAGCATTTTAAGAAATATTTAGGCAACAATAAGGATTTAAATCTTTTTTAAGGAAAAATATTGTGAAAGAAAAAGAAGTTGAAAAAATATCTAAAAGTATTGATAGAAACGAGTCAAAAGAAAATCAAATTAAAAATTTTGCTGATATACTTGATAGTATTGATTCACTGGAAAATAAGAAAAAAATGCTTTGGAAAGAAATATATGAAAATGCACTTGAAGATCGTGAAAAATCAAAGATAATGTTTAACGATGCTTATATTTCCATGCAAGGTGGAATAAATGAGCACATGAACATTGGTGCTATTATGTCAAAATATATTGAAAGAATGAGTAGGTCAAATGATCAAATTCTTAAATTAGCAGAGCTAATTGCAAAAGAAGAAGAAAAAGAAGAAGCATTTTCAGATGACGATATTTTCAAAAGGATAAATGGTTAACAAATGTTTATTCAAACTAAAGCTATTTTTGTAATTGGTAATGACGCAAGTAATTCACAAAAAATAGACAGCAAACTATCTAGTTTAAAAATAAAAGATAGGTTTTTTAGTAGCAATCCTGACTTAAGCAATGCTATTTATAAAAATTTTTTAGAAAATCTACCTGCAGAAACTATTTTTTCTGTTAGTATTGAAAGTATTTCTAGTGGTGTTAGTGAATACTATATATCAGTACCATTTTTTTCTTCACATATGTCTTTACCAATCAAGATTGGTGAAAAAATTTGGACATATTTATATAGTAGCATAGCTAATTCAAACAAAGAGTTTGCAATAAAGTCTTACTATTTAGGAAGAGTTCACGGAATTTTACCTACAGAAGATGTTTCTTATTGCTATCACGATAGAGAAAATTCATACTTTAATCCTTATTTCTTGAGTCTTGATGATTCTTTTAAAAATAGAAAAATGAGTTCATCAGACAGATCAAGATTTGCAAAAAATGTATTAGGCAATGAAAATTTAATTTATTTTAGCGATGCAAAAAATTTAAATAATGACACAAGTTTTATTGATAACTCTTATTTGATAAAGTCTATAAAAGATTATAGCTTTTCAGCAGTCCCTAAGATACATAATAATTTAGAAGACATAACATTGCAAGGTTCTTATAATACATACTTTAGTTTAAAAAGCAATAACAATAAAAGAAAAAGTGGCAAAATAGACATTGTTGCCGGAACAAATCAAAAAATAACATTTAATACGCCTGCAAAAGAATTAAGTTTTTTTAAAAAAAGTCCTGAAACCAACCAGAAAGTTCTAGACAATGTAGACGTTAAAATTTTAGATGAAGAAAAAAGACATTTTGTAGTTTTTGATAACAAAATGCACTATGAAACTGTAAAGTCAAATAAACAATTCTTTAATTTAGACGAAAGCTTAATTGATAGCAAAAAATCTTTTTTTGTACAGAAAAATCAAGATAGCTTTTATAATGACTTGTCATCTTTAATAGTATCTGAGTCTTCTTTTGAAGTAAAAAGCATTAAAGATAAATTTAGAATTAAATATGACTACATAGTTGATAACTATTTTTTAAGCAAAATTAAATATGACAAAGATAAAGAAATAGAAACTAATATATCTTATACAGCAGAAGTTAGTGAAAATTTAAACAATGATAGTAGCTCTTCAATATTATGTTACTCAGACAATATCACTTTATGCTTGCATGACAACAATAAAGGTAATTTAGAACTAATTCAACCTAATTCTTTTGACGGTACAGCTAGTTCAATATGCTTAAATTATGCAGGAAACGTGCATATTGACGGAAGTAAAATATTAATAGGAGACTATGACAGATTAACAAGGAAAATGCATGGCAAAACTGCACTTGTTTATTTGGGCTATTCAAAAGAGTCACAGAGTTTAGTTTTAGGCGAACAGTTAAAAAAATACCTAGAAGAAGTTTTAGAAATACAGTCAAAAACAATGGATTTAACAAAAAGTCTATTTCTAAAGTCACAAGAATTAGACGAAAGTATTCAAAATTCTTTAGAGCAAATACAGTTTATACTTGAAAGCTTATCTTCTGAGTTGATAAAAATACCTGAAACTGCAACTGTAGGGGCATTCATTACACCATTTGTTGAAAAGTTAAAAATAGATATAAGTGCTATTAATTCTGCTTCATATTTGTCTGAAATTGAGTTAGCAAAAATAAGTCTTGAAGAAGAAATGAATATTAAAGTAAAAGAAATAAAAGATTCATTGCCAAAGATTTTAAGTAAATTTTCTAAGACTTCTTAGCTTTATTTACAACTAAGTTTTTAGATTTAATAATTAATTAGTACATTAACAGGATATAATATGTCATCAATTAAATTTAAAAATACAGGTAAAAGACTAAAAGATTTTAAAAATAAAAGAATAAAAAATAAAATAATTGAAGAGGATCTTAAAAAGCCTATTGGTATAATGTTGCCACTTCAAGAAAAAAGAAAGAATAGCGAGTCTTTGTTTGCTATGTCTTACAACATAAACGATCAAGTTAAAGTTAATTTAAAAAACCTTATATTAACCCAAAAAGGTGAAATGATATGCAATCCTAATTTTGGCACAAACTTAATTAGTATATATAATAGTACTAATCTTGAAAGTATTGAAGAAATTGCTATGAATGAAATTCAACAATCCGTAAGTGCCTATATGCCTTTTGTAAATTTAACTAATTTTTCTTCAGTAAAAATTGAAGAAACTGAAAATGTTTCTGGATACTATGAACTAGAAATAGATTATTCTATAGAAGGCTTTGAAGATTTAAACAAGCTTATACTTAATATTGAAATGTCGAGGTAAAAATTGTCTAATCCTAGAATTAAAAATAGAGAAAAAAATTATATTTCATCTAATAAAGTTATCAATAAAACTAGGTCAGAATTTAAGTCTGAGCTTTTTAATTATGCTAGAAGTAATTTCCCCAATCAGATTGAAGACTTTTCTGAAGCTTCATTAGGCGGTATGCTATTAGACTTTGCTTCTATAATTGGTGAGTCTTTGTCTTTTTATGTTGAACAACAATTTAATGAGCTTGATTATGAAACAGCATTTTCAGAGTATAGTCTCATTAATCATTTAAGAAAAGCAGGCGTAAGTTCAGGTAACGCTACACCATCTAGCGTTTACGTTAAATTTTTTATAGAAGTGAATGTTAATTTAAATTCTGACTCTCTTGAAGCAAATAATTCTTTACTCCCGACTATAAGAAAAGGAACTACTTTAGACTCTTCTGAAGGCATTAAATTTGTTCTTGAAGAAGATGTTGATTTTAATGAGTCTTATGAAATAGACATGATATCCGAGCGTGACAATAATGGCGATGCTATAAAAATAATTATTTTCAAAGAAGGTCTATGTACTTCTGGAGAAATAGAAACAGAAAGCTTTGCATTTCCAGATAACAGCACAGACTTCTTATCTTATACACTGTCAAATGGAAATGTTACAAGCATTTACAGGGTAAGTGATGATGAAGAAAACGAGTATTTTGAAGTTGAGTTTTTATCTCAAGATACTATCTATAACAAAGTAATCTATTCAAAAGAAAGTTTTTTTACTATAAAACCTGCTATATTTAGATATGTAAGAGAAGAAAATTTTGACAGTGGTTTTACAGTTATAAGATTTGGCAACGGGTCTGGAAAAACTTTTGAAGACGGTATTTTTACTAATCCTGAAGACTTAAGTTTGCCTATACTTGGTAGAGAATATATAAATAGACAATCTATTGATCCAAAAAACTTGTTAAAAAGTGATAGCTTGGGTGTTTCTCCTGCTGGAAAAGTAGTTACGTTTAAGTATAAACACGGAGGTGGAGAAAGTCATAACGTTGCAGCAGAGTCTATTGATAGAATTGAAAACTTAAATATTGTATATCCAAATAGTGAAAACCAGGATAACATTTTAAATCTACTGGTTACAGAAAGTATTGGAGTTATAAACGAAAAGCCTGCGGTAGGTGGTTCTAATGGTATAAAAATAGAAGACCTTAGAGAACAGATACCTATAGCAAGAAAAATGCAGTCTAGAATCGTAAATCATGAAGACTTACTTTCTAGAATATATACAATGCCTTCAAACTTTGGAAAAATCCATAAGGCAACCATCATAAGTAATCCTTATACAAAAATATCTAAAGATTTATATATTATTTGCAAAGATAACAATGATTTTTATGTTCCTGCAAATGATGCTATTAAAATTAATCTTTCTAACTTTTTAAATGAATATAGAATAATAGGTGACAGTTTAAACATTATTGATTCGCCTATTTTTAATTTTTCTATATATGTTAAAGTAAAAGTTGCACCTAATTATACTGTAAATGAAGTCTTAAATGCAGCTTCAGCTTCTATTTTTAATCAAATGAGATTCGAAACATTACAGATAGGAGAAGGAATTAATGTAAATGATATTGTAAGTATTGTTTTAAATACACCAGGTATTATTACAATTAATTCAAATTTTAGAAATATTATTAGATCAAAATCATCTAAAGACAATGTAGGTGAAAATATTTACAATGAAAATGTTTTTGCTGTTTATGACAGTTATGAAGATGGAATTGTTTATCCACCAAGGGGCGGAATTTTTCAAATTAAATATCCAGAAATTGATATTGTAATTGCAAATTCATAATAATTATAAATCAAAGCAAGGTAAAAAGTAATGATAATAAAGTTGTTGGCAACAAAAGATACTTATGTTTCTAGCTTAAAAACTAAGTTTAATGATGGTACTTTAGCTAATGTAGGTCAAGCTTCTACAATTGATATTTTTAAAGTAATATCCTCACATAAAGATATAAAAGCACAAGCTTTAATGGAATTTTCTAGTAACCCAGACGTAAACAGTACGTTTAGACTAATAGATGCTGCTGGAAATGACTTGACTTATACTTTCATTTCAGGTGCTTCTAACGGTAACAATATACAAATTGCTAATAGTATAACAAATACAATTGATGAAGTTATTAATGTAATAAATAGTGTAGGAGATAGCTTAAAGATTACTGCTTATAAAGCAAGTAGCAGTAGTTTAATTTTTGAGCAAGATACAGCTGGATCATTAGGTAAAACTTCAACTTCAATTTCAAATCACAACGACAAGTATTCTTTAACAAATTTTAAGCAGTTTGAACACTCTGCTGGTCTTATAAGTTTTCCTATAACCACGTTTAAAAGTAAAAACGTAAACACATATAGCAGTTCTGTTTTTAATAATAGCTCAAACTTTAAAGCTGTAATAAAGCTAGTTGACGTAGGATCTTCAAGTACTAGACCAAAAGATTTTAACTTAAATATAAATGTACTTTCTAAGAGCTTTGAAGAAGGATTGGGAAAAGATACACTTCATTTTTCTGATATCGGCACTGCTAACTTTCAAAAAATAAATCAAAAATTAAACTTAGAATGGGAAAATCAAAACACTGTTCTTTTAAGTGACTTAATTGTAAACAGTGACTTTGATACACAAAACTTTGACGTAATTCTAGGAAATGAAAATGTAAAATTTGATATTACTAATCATATTAAGTTTACATTAAATCAATCTCAGCAAAAAGAAGACTTTGTTTTAAGTGTAAGTAAAACAAATCTATTTGACGAATACGATTATTTTGTTAAAAGATTAGGTAGTAGTCAAGTTAGAAATAAAATTAAAAAACCTACTTTAGAAATTAAAATAAAAGACAGTCTTGTTGGATACTTTAACAATAAAAATAAAAAAAGATTTCTAGATAACGAAGAAGTTTTTTATTTAAAAAATATAGTAGATAATAAACTTACACAGTTTTTAGACTCTGATTCTATTAAGCTCAAGATTGAATTTCTTGATTCTAGTAGCACAGACGTTTTAAATTTAGCACCTATTATAGCAGGAGAATCAAAT